ACTACAAATGTATTAGATGAAGGTGTTCCTTTATCATTAGCAGATGATGTTATAACCTCTTTAGGTTATTCAGGATTTGGTAACAATTATAATAATCAAGATAATTTTATTGGTTTAGTAGGTAATGATAATGGAATGTATGTTCCTCCTACAGGTAGTGAATTAATAAATAATTATATTGCTATTAACTTAGGAGACGTAATTAATTATTGGGATCCCAATTATTCATGGGAAAATTATGTTGAACAATTAATTTTAAAAGGGTTCCCATATCCTATAGATGATGTAAGTAAAGAAATATTTAAACGTCTTTACCATAATATGGCTTATCTTGTAAAAAAGAAAGGTACAACATCAGGATTAAGACAATTAATTAATATTTGGGGTATACCTAATACAATATTAAGAATAAATGAATTTGGAGGAAAAAATAAAGATGAAACTGATGATTATGATTTATGGTTTGAAAGATATAGTTTTGCATTTACCCCAGTAGCAAATTCATTTAGACCAAGTGCATCTTGTGTAGTACCTTGGATGCCTTTAGAAAGAAATAGAATTGCAGATGGTGGGGCTTATGTAGTTCCTGATTCTGTAGCTTTTAGATTTAAAACAACAGGTAATCCTTCATCTTCATATGCTGGAACATTTAATACACAATCGTTATTAGTAAAAAAATCAAATGGTTTAGATGATGATCAATTTGATTGGGGGATTTCATTAAATTATACAGGTTCAACATCAGGTTCATATAGCGGTTCTGGAGTTAGTGATTATTACGATTGGGCTGAAATGAGATTATATATTTCAGGTGCAGCAGCAGATGGGGGTAATGCTATTTCTGATCCAATTTATCTACCATTTTATGATAAGGGATGGTGGTCAGTAATGGTACAAAGAGACCAACATACAGCTTATACTAATAATGCAAATAAAGTTACTTACACATTATATGCTAAAAATAAAATATATAATGGTTGGGATGGTAATAGTATAGGATTTGAAGGATCAGCAAGTATTGAAGCATTTAGCGCAGTTGCAGGTGCAGTATATGGTACAGGTTTATATGGAACAAATGTATATGGTTATCAAATTTCAGAATCATTAAATTATGCTTGGAATAAATTTGGAACTACTCCTCATGATGGTGTTTATGTTGGAGGTAGAATTCAAGGAGCTCAAGTAGGAGGTTTAATAACTAACGAACCAGGAAAATCATTTTCAGGTTCTCTTATGGAATTTAGATATTATTCTAATGATATAAGTGAATCAGTCTTTAATGATTTTGTAATGAATCCCGAATCAGTTGAAGGTAATGAAATAACAGGATCTGAATCCTCATTTGATATAGTTAATTTTAGAGCACCTTTAGGTAATGAATTAGAAAATTTCTTCACATCTTCTTGGGCTGTAACATCTTCAAATTATACTTTTGGTCAATCTTCTTCACACCCAGCATTTACGGCATCAGCACAACAATTAATTACAGGTTCATTTGTTGATCCTAATACAGGAGCTGTAACATCAAGTTATAGTATAGAAATATTTAAAAATGCTTCTAGAAGATCATTTAGTAAACCTACTACAGAAACATATTTTATGGATCAACCTTCAATTGGGTTTAGAAATAGAATATCACAAAAAATACAAAATAAACAAGATTTAAACTTTGGAACAGTATTATCTGGATTAGTTAGTATAGAAAAAGATCCATTTATAAGTCAAAGTTATACTGAAAATTTAAATCAATTAACAGTAGCATTTTCACCACAAGATGAAGTTAATGATGATATAATATCATCTTTAGGATATGGATCAGTACAAGAAGCAATTGCAGACCCTAGATTTAGATCTTCATCAGAACAATATTACCCTGCATTAAGAAATATTGCAAAAAATTACTTTAAAAAATATGTAGGAAGTAATGTATATGATTATTTAAGATTAATAAAATATTTTGATGATTCGCTATTTAAAGCGATTAAAAATTATGTACCAGCTCGTACTAGTGTGTCTACAGGTATTGTAATTCAACAAAATATGTTAGAACGTAATAGATACCGAGAACCGCAAGCTACTATGGTTACTACGCAGTCTTACGCTATAACGAATATACCATTAACTACTAAAAATTTAGAAATAACAAGTAGTATTGATATGTACGACTTTACTGGTAGTGCAGGGGGTAGTGTAAATAAATACAATATAACAGGTTCACAATCAGGATATTATGGGTTTAGAAAAATAGCAGGAGCAACTTCCATACCAGCAGGAGGTTATTTAAATTTAAATCAATTTGCATCAGCAACAGTTATTCCAAATCAAGGATTACCTTTTGTTGGGGATTTATATGGTGAATCAAATAGTTCTTTTTCATCATCGATAGTTTCTAATCCATTAACAGGATATTGTAGAACTTTCAAACCAGTTAAAGCACATTTTTCAATGTATATATTTGTTCCTGTGTTAACAACTGTAGATTGTATTATATCATCTTCTATAAGAGGTGAAATTTATCATTCAGAGCCTCTAACTGCAGGACCTGTTGTTGGTGATGGTGTTATAACTCCTCTATTAGATATATTACCTGAGGAGTCATTAGCTTTTTATTTATATAATAGTGGAAATAATGTAGCATCGGTTTCTGTAACAGACTTTACAATAAAAACATATGACCCACAAAATCCAGAAAGTCAAATAGGAGTAACACCTTTAGGTGATATTTCATCATCAGCAGATCCTTATTATGTATCTTCTCAAGGATATATAGAATATAATTCTACAAATTTAGGGATGCTTCCTGTAGCAGTAACAAATCAAGAAGAATTTTATGATGGAGAATTTAGTGGTAGTACATTTGATGCTAGTACCCGTGATGTACAATATAATCCTTATTTAAGAGTACCAGCAAATGCAGTAGAAGCATGGAGTACAGCATCAGTTGATTTTACACTATCTGCTCCAAAAAATTGGAGAATAAAAGCTGCACCTTATAATTTAGTAGGATCAATAACAACAGCTCCAACTACTATGACAGATGGATTCTATGTTATAAATAATTTAACAGTAATATCAGGTGGAGGAGGATTAGCAGGGAATAGTACTGATGTTGAAGTTACAGTAGCTGGTGGTGCTATAACAACTCTTGAAGTAACATACTCAGATGTAACAATGCAACCAGGAGTTGTATTAAAAATACCAGCAGCAACATTAGGAGCAGGTAGTACAGAAGGACAAATTACATTAACTTCGGATGATTTAGCTATGTTTCACAATATTCAAGCTAATTCTTTTGAGGTTGATAATTCTAATAATCCTTATGGTATTTACATAACAGGCCAACCTACAAATATTCTTAATAATAAAGATTATGTTGTAAGTTTTTATATTTCAGATTATACAGGTCCTGGAGCAATAGGATTTTCTCAGAAAAATTCTGAATTAGCTACTCAAATGTGGGCTAATTCAAATATTGGAGCAAGTGGTGCTGGACCATGGTCAGCATCATTATCAACAGCATTCGTTCCTGCTGGTCCTCCTGAAGAATCTGCAGCAATTTATGTAGCAGGAGGAGTAAAATGTACTATGTCTAATTTTAATATAGCACCAGATATATTAAATGATCCAACATGGGATGATGTTTCATCTTATATTTACTTAAATCCATTACAACAAGATCAATGGCAAATACAAAATACACAAAGTATTATTTTTGCAAATTCAGATTATAATCCATTAAATAATAATGTAAGTAGAAATAGAAGTAGTAGTACAAGAATATTATTATCATATAATGATGAACAATTCCAACCAGAGAATTTTCAACAGGTAGTAACATACTCAATTAATAATACTAGTCAATCTTTATTTGCAGATGTGCCTGATAGTAATTATACTCAATTAGTTAGTATAAATCCTAGATATAGAGGTTCGAGATTAGAAAGTTTAGATTATAATAACTATCATCCATCTGGAACAGTTGGGGTAGTAGAAGCATTACCTGTACAACCTTATAGTAAAGGAAAAGGATTTGCAAATACAACATCAAGTATAGCAGATAAATTTATAAATGGAACTGCAAGTTTTGGTCAAAATGATGTAAACCCAGATGGTTCAGGAAGTTGGGGTGGTGATATATCTTATGGAAAAAGTGCTGTAATTGATAAACATCCAATGTATATTGCTCATTTTAAAGATTCATTTGAGCAATATAATTATTGGGATACTGTTCAATATAATATAGATCAATTAATTTACGTTCCTACTGAAAGTATATCTGGAAAGGAATATACTCCTATTACACTTAAAATGGATGGTGGAACTAATTTATATAAAAAATATGTTTCATCTACATTTGAACCTGAAAGAAAAATGGCTGTTAGTTATAATCAAAATATTAATCCTAAAGTAGATTATACATCACAATCTCCATTAAAAGGATTTGGTTCTAGTTATGATATAGGTGGGGGTTCAATAAGATTTTTAACTTTACATAGTAATTCTCAAACTAGATTAATAAATGCTCCATCATGGTCATATAATTATAAAAAATACCCTACAGGATCAAATATGTCTGTTTCAGAATCGATGATGATAACAGGTAGTACTTATAATAATAATGCTGACAATTATGTTGGGTTTTTATTAAGTGGATCTCAAACAGATTTATTATTTAATAAAAGTGTTTCTGGATTTGGTAGATCTGGGTGGGATAATTCATATTTTCAAGCAACTGGTCCTCAATTAGCAGTATACCATACTTACAATACAGCAGTAGCAAGACAATATAAAGCCCCACAAGCTGTTTGTGTTATTTATCCTAATAATATGCTCTTTACTGGTGGTAATTATTGGGTTAATGAGGGACAAAGACCAAGTGATCCTCAAAATTATTTTATGTGGGATCCAACAGGTTCAGATTGTGGAGCATACCAAGATAGTCAATTACCTTGGCTTATTCAAAGAGGAGATATTGTAAGAGTTGAAGGTTCAAGACAAACAATGAGAGGTGGAAATACATCTTCTATTGATTTTATACAAGAGTACACTATTATGGAAATGGTTGATTATTGGTATTCATCATCATATCAATTGGCTTCATTATCAGTTGGTAATATAACGGGGGATGCTGTTAATACTTATGGACAATTATATTTAACATCAACTGGTAATTTAGTAACAGATAGTGCAGTTGCAGCTCCAAATGCTGTAGGTATACAAGTAGCTTTAGGTACAGGTGGAGCAATGGCACAAGTTGTATCTGATGGTACAACTATTACTCAATGTTATGTTTATGTAAGTGGAAGTACTGGGGATGTTGCATTAGGTACTTCACCTGCAAATTATGCAGTTGGACAGACTTATGATTTAGATTGTACTGCATTAGGATGTGTTCCAGCATTAGTAAATATTACATTACAAGTACCTAATATGAAATCTGAAATCCAACTACAAGGAAATCCTGCAGTATCAGTATTAGTATCAGCAACAGGTTCAGATAATAATTTCACAATGTGTAATACTGATGTTTGTGGTGCCTCTCCTGTTGCACAATGTTATGCCCCAGGTACTATGGCTGTAGAATGGCCTACTTTTATATCAACTGATAGAGATCCAAAAGAGGATTTATTTGGTATAATTGATGGAGTAATTTCTAGATATACTTTTAGAAGACAAATAGAAGACGAATCATCTGTAATGGCTTATAATGTAACTCCTCCATCGGGATCACAAGGTATTTCAACACCATCAGGAGATGGATTTTTAATACCTGATGATTTATCTCAAACACAAAAAGATAATGCTTTAAATATTGTAAATCAATTGAGACAGAAAAACGCATTCCCAGAGAAGAGAAGAGAGGAATAATATGAAATTTATAATATAACTTGGAATAGAAAATAAAAAAACGTATATTTATAACTAAAACAATAAGACAATGGGATATTTAAATAATCAAGTCATCACAGTAGATGCCATTTTGACTAAAAAGGGAAGAGAATTATTAGCATTAGGTGATGGTTCTTTTAACATAACTCAATTTGCTTTATCTGATGATGAAGTAGATTATACATTATACAACCCTAATCATCCATCTGGATCAGCTTATTATGGAGAGGCAATTGAAAATATGCCTCTATTAGAAGCATTCCCTGATGAAACTCAAATGATGAAATATAAATTGGTAACATTACCAAGAGGAACACAAGTAATGCCTATTATATCATCTGTTCCTCCATCAATATCACAACTACAATTATCCCCGATTTCAATTACTCCAAATACTTTAAATTATTTAAATGGAACATTAACAGAACCATCAGGATATTCATTTACACTTTCTGATGCTAGAATAGTTGCTAAAAATGGATTTGTAGGAAGTGGTATTTCAACTAAAGCAGCTGAAGATTTAGCTGTTCAAAATACAAACACAACAATAACAAATGGAACTGCTACTTCTGTAACTGTTATAGGTACTACTTGTACTATAACACCTACAGGTAATAATGTACTATTTGGTAGTAGTACTAAATTATATGCTAGTTTAATAGTTGTAGGATTAGATAGTGGTGCAAGAGTACAAGTCCCAGTATATGTAACTAGAACAACAAACAACCAAGCATCTTAAAAAATAAATTATGGCAGATCAAAATTCAAGCGATACAAGAGGAGCATATGTTACCCTAGCAGCTGGGGATAAGGTATTAACAACAGATTCAGTAACAGCAGCAATGTGGAGTGGAAATAATCCTACTTTAAAATCGTTTTACTCTAGTTCAGTTCAAGCTGCGAGTAATGTTTCACAATATTATATAACAGTATATCAAACTGCATCAAATGAGGTATCAGCAGAAGTTCAATTTGATGTTGCTTATTGTGATAGTGTAGGTAGTGGAAGTGAATTTTTAAACAACTTAGTAACAGGATCTACACCTACAAGAACTAATTATGGTCAATATAGAAATTTAGTATTAGGAGATGAAAATGCTTCATTTATATTTGGTAATCAATCCTCATCTTACTTTTATGCTATACCTATTGAAAGAGCAAGATATAAACAAAACATCCTACCAGGAACTTGGACAATGAATATATCAGGTACCACAGGTGTAGGTGATATGTTATATTTAACAGATGATAGTAAAGCAAATACTGTAACAACTTTTACAGATGCTGGTAGGGTATATAATATAGTATCAGGTTCAGCAGGAGAAGTTAACCAAACAGTAAATACAAGTGGTTGGACAGCTAACTCAGGATCTTATGGTTGGTTATTACCAGATATTGATTTATTATTATTAAATGGAGAAGCTTTAGATGGAGATGTGGCTGACGGAGGAATTGCATTAGCAACAAGTCGTTCATATGATACTTTAGGAAATAATCCATTTAGAGTAATAGATGCTTTAAGAAGAGCAGGGAATTTTGCTTCAAGTAATACAGTAGGATTTACATTAAATTCTAAAGAGGATTTATCATCTGATTTTTATTTCTGTAGAGCAAGAAACTCAGAATATAATTACTCGGCTAATCCATCATTTATTTCATCTTCAACAGGTGCTATTGTATATGATTCATTTATTGATAACCCTACAACATATATAACAACAGTAGGATTATATAATGATGCCCAAGAATTATTAGCTGTTGCTAAATTATCAAGACCATTAGAAAAAGATTTTACTAAAGAACTTCTCGTAAGAGTTAAATTAGATTTCTAAGATGAATGGCAGTTTACAAACAATTTAATACTAACCAAGTAGTTGTTGCCCCTTTCAACGCAAATAAACAATTTGCATATAGTGGTAATAGTATAACGGCTTCGGACGTAGGGATAGAATACTACCAAGGTCAACAAGGTAAATATATATCAGGTTCTTATCCTACAGGATTTACAACTATATTAGATGGAGTATTAGTATTTAATAGTGTAAAACAATTATATTATTCTAATTATTTAACTCAATCAACAGGTGATTTAGTAGTAACTGGAAGTTTAGTACCGGGGGCAAGTGCGGATTATAATGAGGATGTAGGACCCCCACAAGGACCTAGATTTGAAAATTTTCTTCAATCATCAGTTACTCAATCAAGATATTTTGCTCAATTTTCAGGATCAACTAATCCTGAAGTAAATGATCTTGGACCCGCAATAATATCAATTCCTTCTAAATTATTTGGTGAAGTAATACCACCAGGTGAATTTCAATTTGAATATACTTCTTCCTTAAATCATACAAGAAGTTTAGTAAAAGATGATGGCGAAGGAAATTTAATCGCAACCCAATCAAATTCATCAGGCCAAGAAATATTTTCAGGAAGTGTAGGTCAAATATTTTACTCACAAGGTATAGCTATATTTACAGGACCTGATAGTGGTTCTTTATCATCATTCCCTTTTAGAATGGGAGTAGGTGGGGGTAATAATACAATTAATAATAATGTAAAATCATCATCTATTCAATTTTCCTCTTCAATTCAAATTAGAGAAAATCAATATAAATGTGTTATAAGAGATAATGAATTTTCATATACAACTAATCCATCAGCATTAAGACCTTTAGGTGAATTAAATTTATCACCAAATCAACTTTCACAATCAATTTCAACAGAAACTTATAATGATGGAGGAACAGAAGGTGTATTTGAAATAGCATTACAAAGTGGGGCAACATCAGATGGTTCAGGGGGATCAGCTAATTTTACAATAGCAGCTGATGGGACAATATCAGATATATCAGTAGCAAAACAAGGTAGAGGTTATAATACAGGTGATATAATTTCAGCATTAATGAGTACAACAGGAGGAACAGGAACTGTTACTTTTAAATTAACAATAGATGATGTAACAGGAATAGGAACAACAAATAGTAATGAAACTTATTATGATTTTGCAACAGGATCTTATTTTAGTCCATATGTAACTACTATTGGATTATATAATGAATCATTTCAATTATTAGCAGTAGGTAAATTATCTAATGCAATACCAATTTCATTATATACAGATACTACATTTGTTGTGAATTTTGATACTTGGTAAAATTTTTTATATATGGTAAAATGGAGATACCAACAAGAGGAAGTATCAGAAATTTCTGACTTCCCAGATGATACTTATGGGTTTGTATATGTAATTACCCATCTACCAACAGGAAAAAAATATATTGGTAAAAAAATATTATACTTTACAAGAAAAGTAAAAGTTACCAAAAAAGACTTATTAAAATATGAGGGGGTTGTAGGTAGAAGACCATCATATAAATTAGCTATAAAAGAATCAGATTGGAAAACTTATTGGGGTTCTAATAAGGGATTAAAGGCAATGCTAGAAACTGAACCTGAAGAAAATTGGGAAAGAAATATACTTATAGCTTGTCCTTCTAAAAAATTATTAACATATTACGAAACAAAGTTTTTATTTGTATATCAAGCATTGGAAAATCCCGATGAATTCTGGAATGATAACATTCTTGGAAAGTTCTTTACCAAAGACTTTGATTAGCAAAATACCTTTCATATATTACCGATTATGGTCAATGAATTATTAGTTAATTTAGTAAATTCTGTATTAGGTACAGGTAAAAGAACTGCAAGAGGCAATCAAGCTTATACTTGTCCTTTTTGTAATCATGCTAAACCCAAATTAGAAGTCAATTTTTCAGAAAATAAAAAAGGATATAATCCTTGGCATTGTTGGGTATGTGGTAAAAAAGGAACACGTATTTCTACATTATTTAAACAATTAAAAGCATCATCAGATAAATTTGCTGAATTGTATAAATTAGTAGATTCTGAAAAAGAACATATAGAAATAAAAAAATATAAACTAATAGAATTGCCTAAAGATTTTAAACAAATAAATGACAAATCAACAGACTTAACAGGAAGAAGAGCATGGAATTATTTAAAAAATCGAGGAATTACTATAGATGATGTACTTAAATATAATTTAGGATATTGTGAATATGGTAATTACAAGAATATGATTATTATTCCTTCTTATGATGAAAATGGAAAATTAAATTATTTTACAGGAAGATCTTTTGAAAAAGACCCATATAGAAAATATAGAAATCCTGAAGCATCAAGAAATATAATTCCATTTGAATTATTTGTAAATTGGGATTTACCTCTAATTTTATGTGAGGGACCATTTGATGCTATTGCTATTAAAAGAAATGCAATTCCTTTATTAGGTAGTAATATACAGGGATCTTTAATGAAAAAAATAGTAACATCAACCGTTAAAAAAATATATATAGCATTAGATTCTGACGCTATTAAAAAAGCAATTAAATATGCTGAAGAATTTATAAATGAAGGTAAAGAAGTTTATATGGTAGAACTTCAAGGGAAAGACCCTAGTGAAATGGGATTTAACGATTTTACGAAATTAATTCAAACTACCACTCCATTAACACAATATAATTTAATGGAGAAGAAATTACAACTTATATGAGTAAAAGAAATATCAAAAAATCTTATAATAGGATTTTAGAAATTAGTGAAGACGCTAAACAAATTACATTACCTGATTCTAGGTATTATAGAAGAAATGGTAAATATTATCCGTCTATAACTTATGTTTTAAGCTATTATCCTAAAGGAAAATTTTTCCAAGATTGGTTAAAAAAAGTAGGATATTCAGCAGATTGGATAGTTAAAAAAGCAGCAGAAGAAGGAACTCAAGTACACGAAATGTGTGAAGATTATCTTAATGGAAAAGAATTAAATTTTTTACAAAATGGAATCCCAATGTACAACCCAGATGTATGGCAGATGTTTTTAAAATTTGTTGATTTTTGGGAAACCTATAACCCAACATTAATAGAAACAGAAGTACATATATTCTCAGATGAATTAAAAGTAGCAGGTACTTGTGATATGGTATGTGAAATTGATGGGGAATTATGGATAATAGATTTTAAAACCTCTAACCATTTACAAACAACATATGAATTACAAACAGCAGTTTATGGTAAATGTTATGAAGAATGTTATGGTAAAACAGCAGATAGATACGGTATACTTTGGTTAAAATCTTCAAAAAGAGGACCAAAAGAAGGGGCAATACAAGGTAAAGGATGGGAGTTATTTGAATCTAAACGTTTGCAAGAAGAAAATTTAGATATATTTCTTACTGTTAAAAAATTATTTGATTTAGAAAATCCAAGACACAAACCCGTATTTACTGAATTTAAAACGACAGCTAAGAGGGAATTGTAATATTTATAATAAAATTATATTATGATAAGTTTAGTCAATATTTTAAAAGAAGCAATAGATAAACCAAAAGCAATAATATTAGCAGGAGCTCCTGGAGCAGGTAAAGGATATATTCTTAGAGGATTAGATCTATCAGGATTAACTACTTATAATTTAGATTTAGATTTTGTTCCTTTATTAAAAAAAGCAGGAGTTAGTTTAGATTTAAAAAATGCTACTCCTGAAGAGCGAAGCCAAGCAGCAAAATTAATGAGACAAGCTGCATCTAAATTAAAGGATGAAGATTTACCTAAAGCTATAGCTGATAGAGAATCATTTATATTAGATGGAACTGCAGCATCAAGTCGTGCTACTCTTAAATTAAAGGATGAATTAGAAAATGCAGGATATGAAGTATTTATGCTTTATGTTTATACTGATTTAGAGCGTTCATTAAAACAAAATCAAGATAGATTTGATAAATCAGGAGGTGAAGATAGAAGTTTAGCACCTGCTATCGTAATGCGTACATGGAATGATGTTACTCAAAATTATGATACTTATAAAGGTGCATTTGGAGATAATTTTGTTTCCGTTTCTAATCTTTTAAAAGCCCCTT